CATCAGTAGTATCAATGTTTCTACCATTTTGTAATGCAATAATAGCATTATTCAAAAGTTTAGATGAAGACTTCGTATAGTAAGTCATTGTTGTTTCTATTACAGAATGACCTGCCATTTCCATAGTCACTTTAGGATTAACATTAGCTTCTGCAAGACGAGTAATAAAAGTATGTCTTGTAGTGTATGGCGTAAAGTTTTGATTAAAATTACACATACCTAAATACTTACTCCAGTTGCTACGTCTTGAACTTGCAGTTGATGGAAAGACTTTTCTATCTTTTCTAGCTGAAGCAATCTTTCTTCTTCTAGAAATAATATCAATACATCTCTCAGTCAAAGGCAATTCGATTGACCAACCTTTTGTTTTACTTCTCCAAAAAGTTATAGTCTTTCTACCGAAGTCAACATCATCAATAGTGAAGTTATCTAACTCACCATCATGTCTCATTCCAGTATCAAATGCCCACGCCCATAAGTCATACCATTCTTGGTCACCACATTTATCTATAATCTGTAGGAACTGCTCTTGTTCCATTTCAGTAAATGCAGGTTTTCTTTTTGATACACCTCTAGGCAAGTCTGCGATACCCATGTTTTTTACTCTTGGGTCAGGATTAATTAATTGGTCATTAGCAAGTAGACGTTTAGCTAACGCATACTTCATAATGCTTCTTAATACTCCTAGTCTTTTGTTAACTGAATTATTGCTAACTGTACCTGTCATATTCTTAGGTCTTTCAGCAATCTTCTTTGCAACAAACTCTTTGAAGCTATCTATTTCTTCTTCAGTAAAAGTAGACAATCTTTTATCATCAGTAAAATATTCTTTTAAATCAGAATAAAATGAATTGACTAGCCATTGTTGCTTATCAGTACAACCACCCCACTCTTTAACAAACATCATATTAAAGACACTACCCATAGTTCCAACACCTACTGCTGTAGGTTTATGAAACGATGTGAAGTTAGGATTATCTAACTGCTGTTTAAATTGTCGTTTGACATTTATTGCAGTTGCAAGAGTTGTCTCAAATGCTTCTTTACATTCAGCAACAGACATACCCTGTTCCAATCCCATGTTGATTGTTTTAGGTAAAGTTTTTTCCTTACCATTTATCATCTTACTAACTTTTACATACAGACCTTTTTTATTCTTACTTAAAGTAATACCTGTTGGGCATTGTTGCTGTATGTAAGTCAGCACTTCAGGTTTTAACCTAATCATATATTCCTCCTGACATTGCTGATTTAACTGTTCTGTCCAGTTGTAGTCTTGGTTTATCTTTCCAATCACTACTAGAACCAATAAACAGTTTTTGTAATTTACGACCTGATTGAGTTAATTTAATCCAAGTGTATTTATGAGATTTCCCATGTGGATTATCAACCATGTCTAAAAAACCATAGTCACTTAACCTACTCATATTTCTAACTGTAGATGTAGTTGATATGGCAACACCAAATAATTTAAAATACCATTCGGCAATTACTCTGGTGTTTATTTCTTCATCTGGCAAACAACAGATTGTTTTAAAAACTAAAACAGTCTGATTTGGTATACCATTCTGAAATGTTGTCGCTTCACCTGAAACACTTTTAGATGCTTTTCTTACTGCATCATTAAAAGCATAATCAAACTGAATATTACTTATTGTGCAATTTAACGACATTAGTCTCCTTTCTTTCAAAGTTTAAAACTCTCAAAGATTTAGGTTCGTTATGTCGTACTTTAGTTTGTGTAATTAAGTCAGTTATCATCGGTACTCTTGGGTCACCAAAAAGATGTTCAACATTATGTTGTTTCACCTCTATAGCTTTCACAAGTCTATCGAATGTATATCTGATATTGCAGTCACCAATTTTTATAGATGAAGTCCTTTCGTACTCATCATCTACTTCATTAGTCTTACAATAAAAAGGAAGTTCCTGAACCGCATAGTGATAAACTGTTTGGTTAGGATATTGTCTTCTTAGGTCTGTAATGTGGTAATCAAAATCACTCACTCCATTATATTTACTTCGACCATACTTCCATACTTTACACACAGCTTCAGCAACTATCATAATAACCTTAGTTGAGAGTTTTGTGGTTAGTTTTGTCTTCTTCTTATTTAACATATTTTATTATCCTATTTGATTTGAGTTATAAACACAAGTGTCATCGACACAAATGTCCTTATTTATAATGAGTCTAATTTGCGAAAAAATAGATATTGTCATTAATAATTCTATTACTCTTTTAAAATTAAAAACCAACAGAACATCTATAGAACTGGATAACTTTGTATAAATTGAGTCAGTATGACTCACCTCTTGGTTATACAGCTTTTCGCCTTGTACTTTATCTCTAGTAATTACCATCAGAACCTTACTCTAAATCGTCTTCAGGTGTCTGATATACGACTACTTCCGCAGGAGGATTAGGTGTTAAGTTATCTGAAGCAGTTTCTAATGCTTTAGCTAACACACTCTTATCAACCATTGAGACCATGTGACCCCAGTCGTATGTGTCTTGTACTAATATTTGCATATTTCTATCCTTTAGTTGCAATAAGTTTCTGAAAAGAAACCTTATGTATGTTGTTAGTATTAGTTGCAGTTAAAGACCTTGCTAATCTTGCTACTGCAATTTCAACAATCTTACTTCTGCTTAGTGTTGTATTTGGTACTATTTTTTGACTTAAATCAGTTGCTACATTCCAAGTACCAATTTTGATTGCTACTGATTTATATTTCTTACTGTTCATATTACTATCCTCATAGTTAATTGTTAATAAACAGAACCTTTGGTTTAATAGGTAGAAAGAAATAGAGCCTACTCTTTGCAGAACTTACTTACGTTGCGTAATAAAAGCTAAACCAAAAGTTCTACAGGACAAATAGACAGTATATTTTTTTATTCAATTTTCTAAGACTGCTACACCACAGCAGTAGTATTAATCATTGCTACGTCACAGCAACTATTTAATGTACTTAACTTGCACCTTATAAGCGTCACCTTTTTTCATAACAGTCGTATTAGTTTGACCTCTTTCGATGGCTCTTTCGGTGACGTATTCACCTAAGTATTTATCTATTTCTTCTTTGGTAAATTCTTTTGTTTTACGTTCATTAGTTCTCTTGTTAATGAACAAGCAATTGAACTTCATTAAGTTGTTTTAGGTTTATCTAATCCAAGTACATCAACGTGGTGTCTCATCTTTTTAAACCATTTAGAAAACTGAGTGTAATCAGGTAATATAACACCATATTCAGAGAACAAAGTTTTACAATAAGTTGAGTTCCATAACTTCTTAATAGTAAATATCATTCTAGTTGGATTAGCTTTAGATAATGCTAATTGTTCATTATAATATTTAACAAGGTTAACTACTGATTGTGAACCTCTCCAAAATTCTTTATCTAATCTATGGTTTCTCCAACGTGCTTTTGTATTAGTCATTCCCTCACATATATAAAGTAGTGCTTCTTCAGGACTGACATTCATTTGTTCACAAAGAAATCTAAGATTACCAAAGCCTGTAATTACATAGTCTTTACCTTTCTTTGTTCTATATGTTTTAGCTATATCAACTGGATTAGTTAACTTATGTCTATCCATATATGAACTTAGACCTGTACCTGTGATTGCTCTACGTTTACTTCCGTCAGGTTTAATTCTAGGAATTTTAACTCTACCACCAAGTAAAGTAGGAATTTTCTTTTTAGGTTGAATATTTAATAAACCTTTACCAGTTCCCATAAAAGGAAATTGAACTGCTTCAGTTCCAATAGCAAAAGGATTTAATCTTCTTCTAAATGCTTCAGCGTTTTCTTTTAGTTGGTTGAGAGGTTTCATTAACTTCTCATTCTCTTTTTGTAATCTTAAAGAAAACTCAGCTATACTTTTTAATGCGTTCCTTTGTTCTTTATCTTTTAATTCTTTTACAGCTTTATCTCTTTCAGCTTTAATTCTTTCAGCTAAAGCCTTTGGTGAATAGTCTATCCACTCACCATCAATAAACTTCATGTATGGATTAGTAGGTTGTGGATTAGGATTATTAACACCTGCACCTTTTAGTGCTTCATCAATTCTTACATTCAAGTCGACTTTCTTTTTATCTATGTGTTTTTCTTTCACAAATTTAGCCATCTCTTTTCTGTTCTTTGCACCTGCACCATGCTTATAAGCGTTGTATGCTTCTTTAAATCCCTCACCATGCAAATCATAAAGTTCCTTATAGTTTGCTGTTATCTTATGAAATAGAACGTCATCTACAAACTGGTCACCCATTACTTCTGCCATCTTTGCATAATCAGGATAACTTCTTCTTAATCCTGTAAAGATGATTGGCATTATCTTCTTTGGGTCTACTACTTTACCAGACTTCTTATCTACAAGTTTTGTTAGCGGTCTCTTTACCATAAAGTTTTAAATAAAATCAAGTGTACTCAAATATATTTTTAATACAGATAATGAGAAAGATAAACGCAAATTTTTTTATTTGCTAATCTAGCCATAAGTGGAACTTTATTGATAGCAATAGTCTCTAAGACCACCGCAATCTATTGTATTGTCTATGTAATCATAAATATATTTAGTAGTTGTCTACGATAAGGTTATTTTTACTAGGATAGTAGGTACATACCCTACAGAAAATGTTGCGTGTGCCTATGGGGAAAAACGTAAAATGTACCCTACGATAAGGTTGTCAGATTTTTATACCAAATTATTTCTGGTAGAACTCATTAACCTTATCATTAATAGAATAATCAATAGCATAGTTCAGGAAATCCTCAGTATGCTTTAGGATAAACTCTTTGCTACTCACAGGCTTCTGTGACTTAGCTTTTGGATTAAACCCATTAGCTTTTATAATAGCTTCATCTATAAGTTTAATTGCCTTTTTATTAGGCTTATTCTTATTAAATAAAGAATTAAGGTATATAACTTTCATATTAAGGTTATCTTTAGGTTCAACCTCTCAATATTAGACATATTAAAAGGTCATAATGAAGATTTATCTATAGCTTACTTGTTCATTGTTCTTATTTTTCTTATATCAAACCTAATACTAAGATTTCATAAGTTAAACATAAGATAAACTATAGTCTATCTCCTGTAGTGGCACTTAATTAAAAAGCCTTATATTTGGCTCTTTTTCTTCTTTCTTTATATATGGGTGTTTTTCTCCCAAGAGGGCAACCTATTATCCACCATTTCGTAATATATTGGGAAACCATAGGTCTAAACAAGTACGTCTGTCTAATAGGGGTACTTTACTCTAAATCTTAATCCAAGTTAATGGTTCAGGTTCACCAAAGTACCTTTCTACCTCGACTCTAAATTGTTCCTCTTTTCGATGCTTAAAAGCTATATCTTGGTCTTTGGCTAATTGTTGTATCCAATAGTGACAAGACATTTGTAAAGCATCAATTCTGTCATCGTGAGTCAAAGTATTAGCACCTTTTTGAAGTCTACTTATTTGATAAAACAATTGGTATCTTAAAGCTGTCTCAGCAGGATACATAGCATTTGTTTCTTCATAGTCTTTCTTAATGACTGTAGGACATACTATAAGCCTGTGTTGTGCCATTATAGGCTCTAAGGTATCTAATATACGTCTATGCTTGTTTGACTGTTGTCTAATACCCTCTGTAGTACAAGGATACTCTCTTATTAAGTATGGTTTAAGTAATTCTGTAAACATACCTTGACCGAAGTTATCTTCGATTAATATTTTTTTGACTTTATGTTTTTTAGCTATTCCCACCAGTTTGGATAAAGTATGTTCACTATACCCACTATTGAAACCGCCAATATCAGCAAGATAAACATTACCATTAAGAAATTTAGTGACAGCATAACTTGTTTCATCTTTTCCTTTACCACTAGGGTCAATTGACATTACAACGCCAGTATAAGGTAAATAATTTCCTTGTACTTGCATTGGTCTAAAATAACCATCTCCTTGTAATCCTACACAAGGTAAATCGTTATGTTGTAATTCTGGTGAACTTGCCCAGATAACTTTCTCTGGTGCATCGTCTGGGTTTAAAGTCATAACACTTAAATCAGATAATTTTAATGGGTATCTATTTAAGTCAGATAAAGAACTATCTAATTGATATTGCATATTGAAACCAATACGCCCATAACTAGCTTCTCTATCTAATAAATCTTTTTCATCAAATCTACTTGGGTCTGTAGGTTTACCTACTATTTCATCTTTCCAAGTATTCTGTATTCTAGGTGCAAGATTAGAACCATAAGATAACATTTGTTTCTCTGTTGGATACCTCGCTGTCCAATATCTAATTTTATAACCTCTCTCTTGCAACTTGTTATAAATAGACTGTTCTACTTGCGGTGTACCTAAAAATACAATTCTGCTATCTTCTTTTGGTTTAATGATTGCTTCAAATTCTTTTATACTTTCAGATAACTTGTCTCTCATAAATTGAGTTTGTGTATTACCTGAAGTCTCAACATCGTCTGCAATTATAATATCTGCTCTAGAGCCTGTTAACTGAGAAGTTATACCTAAAGATTTAACACTAGGTTGTTGTGATGCTAGTGCTGTTGCTACATCGAAACTTATCTTAGATTGTCTTTGGTCACCTTTAGGATAAAGATGTTTTAGAATAGACATCTCTGACATAAGTCTTAAACAAAATGTACTAAAATCATCTGCTCTATTCTTTGATGCAGATACGACTAATATATTTAAGTCGTTATCTAATAATAACCTCCAAAGAACATAAGACGCTGTAATCCAACTCTTTCCAACACCTCTAAAAGCACTAATAATACACCTTGTTGAACCATTAGCTAAATAATCAGCTATATCGTATTGAATTGGTGTTGGTTCAGGTAATCTTAAATGCTTCCAAGTTAGGTATAAAAAATTTCTAAAATCGTTAATTTTTGACGACTTGTTTATCTTTTGCATCAAATGGAAGTTCCTCTATTAATTTCTTTAATGGACTGTCTTCTACTGGAACAGCATCTATATTGTTATCTTTTAGAAACTGTCTAGCTACATTTAAGTCTGCACTTTTAGCATCTGGGTCTTTTACTCTTTTAAGTAATTCATTAGCTAAAACTTCATGTAGTTCTTTTAGTTTCTCACTCATCTTGGAACTCCTTTAAAATTTTTAATTTTTCTTCTGCATTAGCAATCTTTTCTACCTGCTTATCTACTTCATCTATGTGTTGTGGGTGTTCTCCAATACCAACAGAAGTATGTAAATATATTTTAATTGTTGCATCAGCTTCAGATATTTGTGCATTATATCTATCTTCTAATGCTTTTAAGATTGCGTTTTTCATTTTTCTATAATTCTTAATATTTTCTTTTCACCCATATAAATCTCTGTTTCTGCTTTTACCATTTTACAAGAAAATTTTACATTCTGTGGGTTTACCTCTTTAATAGCTATACGTTTTGATTTCATACAATGAGATAACTTTTCTTTGTATGTCATTTCTACTAAATCACCTTTTAAGTACATTAATAATGCAACTACTGTTTCAATCATTAATGGTCTCCATTTGAAAATTGTCTTTGTTTATCTTTTAATTTTTCTACGTCTTCTTGTAATTTTTCAATAATTCCTTGTTGAAATTCTATAAGGATATTTTGTTCTTGGTCATTTGCAGACATACCCATTTCACCTCTTGGATATTTAATAGAAAATTCAACTACACTTTCTAAATCTTTTTCAATCATTAATAATTTAGTTGAATGATTATTTAATTTTTCTGTGACACCAAAATATGCCCATACTCCAATAGCTACAGCACCAATGATACTTATTAAGTTTTTCATCGGCATACTTATTGAAGTCTGCTCTGAAATTTTCATTATCCCTTAAAGTATTTATTATTTTTTGCTTTTTCTTTATCTTTGCAACAAGGTCTTTTACATTTAAACATTGTAGTAATATTATTAAAATTAAAAGTTAGTAAGTCTTCAACTTTTGCTATTGCATCGTCAAAAAAACCGAAGAATTTTAATAAAAATTTATCAATCATGTTTTTGTACCTACTTCTTTACATTCAAATTTAATTACTATTTTTTGTTCTTCAAAATCAGGAATATCCCACTCAGGTAATTCTTTTAGATTTCTAAAAGTTGTTTGTGCAATTGCATAACCTGCGTTAGTACAATCATAGTGTGAGTTAAATTGATAACCTGAAATAGAACTAGATGGGCATTGTCCAGTAGTAATACTGCACATATACAACACTAGAAGATATTTCACTTAAACTGAAATACACCTATTACTGTTGCTACTATTGTTCCTAAAAAGACTAGAACTTGAACCATTCCTTTACCTTTAGAAACATCACTTCTTAAAGATTTAACTTCTTTTTTTAATTCATTAATTGCTTCTTGAAGTGCTTTCATTCTTTCAGCACATAACTTTTCGTGAGAAGAAAGTCTGACACCTGCTGATACCTCTGCGTATTCACGAGGTGTCATCTTTTTTCTAGGCATTTAATTATTCTGCTTCTAGTTCAGCTTTTTTAGCTAATATATCTTCTTTAGGAATAGGTGTTGTTCCATTATCCCATCTAATAGTATCAACATCTTCGTCCCAACACGTTGCTTGTGCATCAGGATTGATTGCTAAAACTGCATCAATTATTTTTATTGTGTTATTTGGCATATTTTATCTCCTATACTGTCCATCTTTTTAATGTGAATACTTTGTTGTTTTTACCATTAGTAGTGACTATACCAAATGAATGATTACCACTAATACTGTGTGTCATACCATGCAATGATAAATAATAAGTTGTTCCTGCAGTTAATCCCCAATCTGACGCTGACCTTGTATTATTAAAGGCTATTGATAAGTATCTGTCATCTGAAGAATTACCTATAGCTTCAGCGTGTTCTCCTGTAGAAATTAAATAATTTGAAGCGCTTGTTGCTGTAGAGTAAGAACCACTTGTTTTAAATTGAATACCTGCACCAACATAATTAGTACCTAGTTGTCCCTCAATATTTAAATAAGCATTTAATTCAATCATATCTGTACTAGCACTTGGCGTCACAGTAATTTCATTTGTTCCAAGTCTAACAGAAGTGTTTGATGATGATGTAGATGCTGAACCCATGCCAGAAGTACCATCAGAAATTTGAGCCAAAGTGTAAGCACCAGTTGATACTGTACTCCATACTGGATTTTGACCAGAGCCTTTGGTTTCTAAATACTGTCCAGAAGTTCCTGCACCTAATCGCTGAAGTCCACTTCCATCTCTGTATAAGATGTCTCCCTGTGTTGTAAGAGTAGTTGCTACATTCGTACCATCTAGTCCTTTTTCTGCGAGTTTAGTCCAATAGGTAGCATTGGAAGTCGCATTTCCAGTAGACGCTTGGATACAAATAAAAGTCTCACCACCTGATGTCACTATATCGTCAACGACATAAGCTGTGCCACCTGCGTATGCACCTCTGAATACTGGCTTTATTCTACCTAAATTTAATGTTGCCATTATTTTTTATTCTCCTTAATTGATTGTTATTGATTTTAATTAGACTGTGACATTCAGATTGCCATTGGCATCAACTGTAAATGTAAGTCCTCTTTTGCCGACAAAACTTTCTTCATATAAATCTGATTGAGTTCCATCGTTATTTGCTACAGACAAATTATCTGCACCATTTGTGAAATGAACAATAAGGTCTTCTTTTTGTGAACCTGTACCATTCGTTTTTGCAAAACCATATAAATCTGAAGACCCTGCGTCTCCAAACGTAAGTTCTGAACCTGAATTATTTACAACAACAGCTTTTTCTGCGTTTGCTGTTAAGTTGGAAACAATGTCGGATAAGTCTCTAGCTTTACTCATTATACTATGTGTAATGTAAGATTAGCTTCTTCTTCAGTCATAGCTTCGCCTGACATAAGTTTAGCTTTTGCACTAGCTTTTAAATCTTCTTTTGCTTGTGCTTCATCAGAAATTTCTTGCTCAACTATTGGTAGTTGTGTTTCAATATCTGCAACTGAAATTGGTGTAGTACCATTTAACCAAGTAATTTGGTTTACATCATCTGCTTCAATAGAAAATTCTGCATTAGGATTTATTTTTTTAATTGCTTTTTCAATCATTATACTGTGACCTCCATAACTGTAATATTTGATGCTACTCTGTGATTGTTTGCTCTATCTAAATCATTTCTTGACCTGTTTATGTGCAAATTGTGTGATGAACTAGCAGGTGTACTACCTTTTACATAATATGTAGTTGCTGAAGTAGTGTTTGGACTATCTAGAAATTTTCCAGAATATGTTTGAATTATATCAGATTGACTATCTCCATAAAAACCATGAGCAGTTCTACTTCTTGAACCAACAGCATTTCCAAGATATATTTGTGTACTATCTCTAACAACAATTAAATCTGCATGGTCATCTGCCGAAGCTTGGCAATTCCAAGATACTAATATTTTGCTTGAAGTACTTGATGGTGTAATAGCCACCGACATTATATCAACATCTGATGTAGAATTAATAGTTTGAGCAGAAGTTTTTACAGTTTGAATTACTTGTTTAATTCCTCCTGCTGAACCCCAAATAGGATTAGCACCTGCACCTTGTGTAAGTAATGCTTGTCCTGAAGTTCCATATCCTAATCGTGCAAGACCAGAGCCATCTCTGTAAACGATGTCTCCCTGCGTAGTTAGGGTTGACGTTAAATCAGTTCCATTCGTTCCATTAGTTCCTGCTGATGACATTATATTCCAATGTGTCGTGACAGTTGGCAAGTTTCCTGTTGACGCTTGAATACAAACATAAGACGAACCATTGTACGAAACAACGTCATCTATTGCATAAGCTGTACCTGCATTATAAGCACCTTGCCATGTGAACTTTATATTGCCTAAGTTAATTGTAGCCATAATTAATTTTTCTCCTTGTTATATTGTAGCTATTAGTTCGCCATTAGTTATTGCAAATGAAAATCCACTTGCACTAAACATCGAGTCATCAAAGTTGGCGTATTGACTTGATGAGATGTTATCAGCACCTTGATTGGTTGTGATAATTCTTAAATGATTGTCGGCAGGTACAGGTGTGTTTGCCTGTCCTCCCATTGCAGAGTGTGATGCACAATAATAATAAAGTGTTGGTGCATTAGACGCTACAACAATAGTCACTTGCGTGGAACTGTTGTGTGTCACTCCTGTTGTGTATTCTGAGCCACCACCATGTGTACCATCTGATGTTGTTGAAAATTTAAATGGGTGTGATGATGGATAATTAAATACATAGGTATTACCCTCATATAATTCTAATGTGTCTTGTGAAACTCCATCAATAACAAACTTACCACCAACAACTGTGACTGTTTTAATTAAAGTAGATGGATTATAATATTGTTCAAAACCATAAACTTCTGCTGAAGATGCACTAGCTAAATCGTATCCATTTTGTGAAGCATTTACTGTTAAAACTTTACCTGCTTGACCAGATAGGTCTGAAACTGTTTTGCCAGTTCCACCTCTTGCTACTCCTAAAGTATTAGAAGTGATTGCCGATGCTGATATTGAAGCTAAGCTAAACGTACCAAAAGTTAAGATGTAAATTTCATCATTAAGAGAACAAGCCACATCTAGGACTAAATTATTTCCATCTGTTGCTGTGTAATCTGATGGGTCTAAGTGAACTCCATTTTTGAATACATCTATAAATCCTGCATCATAAGTAAGAGTGTTGCTTCCTGTATCTGAGTGAGAAGCACCTGTAAAAGTTGTCTGTCCTGCTGTTGCAATATATTTAAATCTGCCTGAAGTACCATTGACTGATGAACCTGCGTTTACAAAAGACGAGCCATCATAAACTTTCATTATATCAGCAGTCGTATCAAACCAAAGAGTTCCCTCTATTGGACTTGATGGTGCTGAAGCTGAAATTTTATAAGTGTTTCCAAATGCTTCAACCGCAGGAATATTATTACCTACTGTGACTATCTGAGAATGAGCATTTGCTAAATTTTGTAAATTAGAAACTCCTGCCAAAGTGTTTACATTAGCAATAGCATTTCCAACAATATCTACATTAGTGATTGCGTTTGCAACTGTATCAATCTCAGACGTACTTTCATTTAAGTCATTAGCTACAGTCTCAACTTCTGAAACTGCTTCAGCTAAATCGTTTGCTACTGCAATTACTTTTGCAATGTCAGTCGCTACTGTGTTTACTGAGCCTATTGAACCTGCAACTAAGTTAATATTTGTAGAGTTAGAATTAACAGCATTAATATTTGTAGAATTAGAATTAACATTCGTGATTGCTGTGATATTTGAGTTGACTGTAGTTAAAGCAGTTTTGTTAGCTGAAGATAACCAAGTATTCTCTAAGTAATATTTAGTGACAGCATCTTGATTGTCTACTGGGTTAGCAACATTCTTAATTATTTTACTTTGTGCATCAAACTTATCATCAGTACCTATGGTCATTGCTGACTGGTTAGCGTCAGATATTTCTTGTGCTATATAAAAGTTTTGGTCTGCTGACCTATCTAAATCACTTTCTGTTAAAACTGAACCATCTGTGAAATCTACTAATCTTGAAGATGTAGGTGTTTGTCTTTCAATTCTAATTACTGCTGAGTTAGCAGGTGCAGAAGTGAAAGTTAATGTTGACGATGAAATCGTAAACGCAGTTGTTGCTACTCCACCTATAAATGCTTTAACGTGAGTGCTATCTAAAAATGGAAAAGTTATTGAGTACTGTGTAGTACTACCATCTCCTGTATAGGAGACTTGTGCTAAGTATGACATATATTATTTACTAAATTGATAAAGTGAGTTTAAGTCAGACGAGTTTATTTCTATTCCCATCTTACCTTTTTCTAAGTTAATATTGACTGCATTAAGTGAGTTGAACAATGTGAACTTGCCAGTATCATCTTGTGTAGACTTAAAGTTTTTAGCTTCTTTAATTAGAAATTCTTCAACAGCAGTATGATAATCTTTTACAATACGTCTAAGTAGTTTTGCTTTACCACCTATATCTTTATTGTTTTCATCAACTGCTCTTGGGTCGCTTAATTGTTTGTATCCGCTAGATTTAATTACTTGTTGTAATTTTTGGTCTAATGACATTCCACCAATTCTAACTTTTCTTAATAATTCTTGTTGTCGGTTGTATGCTGTTTGACCATTCTCATTAACAAAGAAACTTAAATCAACATTACCTCTTAATGTTGTTTTCATACTTGGTAAATTGATACCAATTCTGAATACTTCTTTTGCTACTGGGTCAACTTTTTCTTTAGTTGCACCAAATGGATTAAACACACCATTAATTAATCTTGTGGTTTCATCACCTTGTATTTTTAAAGCATTACCTCTGAAGTCGTATTTAAATTCAACTTCACCACCCATTGCACTTCTCTTTTTAACTTCATCAAAAATACTTTTAGTATCTCTGTAGAATGGGTCGTTTACAAATTTTGAATAAATATTAGGAATAAATGAACCTACTTTAGATTTAGCATATCTCATTACTTTATCAGGACTATCGTCTGTAAATACTTCCATAAAATCTGCTAGACCTTTTAAATATGTTTTAGAAACTAAATTTCTTGAAACTGAAGAACCAATAGCTGAAATGCTATTACCTAATTTTTGTCCACCACTTAAATAATCTCTTGCACCTCCACCTTGCTGTGCAAGTAAAAGCATAAGATTACTTCCTGCTCTTTGTAAAGTTTCTTCATCAAGTTGGTCTCTGTAAGTATGAAAGTCTACAACTAAACCAAAGAAAGCACCGAATGGGTCAAATCTTCCAAACTCTCTATATTTATAAGTTTGTGCTTCTTCATCATAATATCTAAATGAATAAGGAATAATACCTGAAGCCTTTTTTAAATCTCTTAATTCTTTTGATGTAGTAGTTTTCTCACCTCTAATCTGACCTTGACTTCCTGTTATATGACCCTCTGCTACTAATTTGTTTGCAAGTGTCATTAAAAGAAAACCTGTTGCTAATTGTCCTCTAGCTTGTGCCATACGTTCAGCACCCATTCTTCCAAAGAAATCATCTCTATAAGTTCTTCTTAAAAAACCTAATGGTGTTCTATCTACAACATTCAACATTAAGTTCATTGGTGTTCTAGTAAAAGGAATAATTTGTTTTAATATTGGATACTCATTTGTTAAGTCTCCAACTCTTTTAAAGATACCTGTTAATTCATTTGTGTAAGTACCCTCCTCTGCCATTTTGAGTACTTCATCATTTCTTGCTCTACCAAACTTATCAAAACCTGCATCAAAATTATCTGATACTGCTTGTTGAAATTCTGTAATTGGTTTTTTAGTTCTAATATCGTAAGCAACTATTTTATCAAAACTCTTTCCATCTCTAAGTGCTTGGTCAAAAGCATTTCTTTCTAAATGAGTTCTGTATTGTATCTGTTTAAAAAATTCGTCTTCAGCAGTTAAAAATCTACTTGGTTGTCTAACAATTTTACCTAATGTATTTACAAATACACCAGTAAGACTGTCATCTTCAACTTCTACACCATTCACTATTTTTCTTTTCTGAATAGATTTTTTAGGTGTATCTAATTTATTTCTAGAAGTTAAAATTCCATCTTCTTTCTTTAATGCTAGACCTGCATATTTAGTTGCATCTTTTAAATATCTACCAAAAGAAACATATTGACTAAGTGCTTTACTGCCCTCTTGTCTTAATGCTAATGCTTTTCTAGAATTACCTAAATAACCTGTAAGTGAACCTACTGACTTTTCTAATGGTCTAATAAACATATTAAACAAGTTAGAAGTCATATTAATTAAATGTGTCTTAGGATTAGATAAAAGAGCATTTATCCATATTTCATTAGCTATATCCCAAGTTCTACTTTTACCTGCGTAATCTAATATTTTTGTGACATTAGCATCGCCTGTTAAAGCAAACTTTCTCATAAACTCATCAAAGTCACCACCATACATTTCAAACTCTTTAATTAATGCGTCTTGTTCTTTATTAATTTGAGTTCCAAAAGATGTTGCTTGTAATCTTTGAGTTCTTGCTGTTTGTGCTGAAATAAATTCTTTTGCTCTATTAACAAATCTTAATTGTTTAAATACTGTTTTTTGAAATAGTTCTTTTGCTCTTGGGTCTGTTTGACCTAATTTAGCTAATCTTTTAGAAGCACCATTTAAGAAACTTCTATAAGCGTTCATACCTACTACAGTTTCAGGTGCATTTTTTAAATCTTTAACTAATTTAGCTATATCACTTTCTAAAACATTAGGTTGACCCTCATAAAGTTTTCTAGCTTGTCTCTCAACCATTTCATCAGAAACAACAATCTTTTTACTTCTAACTAAATTTCTAAATGTTTTTGCAAAAGCTATTTCTGAAATTAATCCATCTTTATCTAAATCAACAAGTTGCTTTACATTGAACTGAGTAGAGATATTCATATCATCTAATAGTTCATCAAAATCTTTTGACTTTATTCCATTTTTAATATTTTCATCTTGAAGTGTTTTAAATGAATTATAAACACCATCTTCTAAACTTTTTAAGTTAGCAGTATATGTATCAGCAAATTCATCTGCTTTTACTTCACCTGCTCTAGCTTTACCTACTTTATCTACTTTTAAATCTTGTGTAGGTTTTGCAACTTCTAAATCTGGGTTTTCTCTTAAAAACTTTTCGTCTTCTTTTAATAATTTTTTATCGTGTGGTAATCCATTGGCTTCTGCCTTTTTATTTTTGTACCATCTGAAACCTCTAAATACTCCCTCTAAAGCACCACCTATACCTGCACCCTCTAGTGCATTTTTAAATCTTGCTTCATACCAAGTATCGTTTTGGTCACTTTCTAAATAATCTATAATTGGATTTTCTAATTCAGGTGCAAAATCATTTACCATGTCAGCTAATCTTCCACTATCTTGGTCAAATGCTTGAAAGTCTGCAATTGCACCTTTAGCTACGTTCTTAGCTAATTGTCCTGAACCTGTGACTGCTTTAACACCTTTTAAAACTCTCCCACCAGTAAACCAACCTGTTAAGAATTGTGTGACACCTTTTGTGATACCACCTGCTACTGTTTCTGGGTCTCTATCAAAATCAGGTAAAGTTAACTTATCGTCAATTAAACCTTTATCTTGTGCTTCTTTATAAGATATTAAATTAGGTTTTAGGTCTGAAAATTGAAATCCTTTTTCACCATTTCCAAAACCAATACCATAGAAACCTGTCTTTTCTCCTAAAGTGTCACCAAATTGCTCTACAAGTCCTATCGAAGCCTGAACACCATCTCTAACGCCATCAAGTGCAGATAAACCAATATCAACTATTGGATTTCTTTTATCTGTAGGTTCTATTTGATTAGCTTGTGGTATTTCTTTCTTAAATTTAGGAAGTTCTAGATATTGCTTAATTTCATCTTCATTAAATTCATCAGTATCAAATTCTACAACTTGACCATTAGGTGCTATTTTCTCTATTATTGCCATTAACTTGAACCGCCTATTTTTGCTGTTTGATTAGATGTTTGTTTTTGAACAATCCTGTCATACTCATCTCTTGGTATTGCATTAGGATTATCTCGTCTGAATTTTCTTAATTTTGCACCACTTAAACCCTCTGGTATTATAACTACGCTAGACATATCCATACTTAACTCTGGGTCTTCAGGTTTAGTCTCTCGTCTTTCTTTTCTATTAAGTTTTACTTTAGGTTCTTCTTCTATAGTGACTTTTAAATCTTCTTTGTTAGCTTTAATCTTACCACCCTCTATAGTAGGTGTATCATCATTACCTGAAATGGTAGCATCACCATCAGTAAAACTAGCTTCATCACTAATAGCAATTTCTAAAACTTTGTCGTATTCAGTTTTAACATATTTTTCAAATGCTTCTTTTCTGTCACTAGGTTTTTCATAATTTTCTACAGGATTATCTTTAAGCCATACTTTCATATTAGCTTCGAACTTTTTATGTTCTAGTGGACTAATTTTAGATAAAGCATATTTAGTTTTGTTTGTAGATTTAGTAATAGTTTCAATTTCATTTTTCCAATGTTTGTAATAACCTGAAGCTAACAATCCATCTTTTTCTGTAAATTGAAATGCTTTTAACTCTGTATCAAACTCTGCATAATCATTTGAAGTCATATTAGGAATATTTCTTCTTAAAAATTCTTTTGCTTCTGTAAGTTTATTTTCTTCTAATAATTTATAAAAATCTTCTTCTACTCTTGGGTCTGTTTGACTATCAAAACCTTGTTCTCTACTTTCATACTCTTTAAATACTTCTGCTTTTTTATTATTAGAAAAAGTTTTGTACTCTGGGGCAGACATTGCATCTGAAAAAGTTTCAAACTTGTTAGCAAATTCACTTGCTTCTAATGTATCTCTAGAATTTTGTAAATTTAATTTAGTGACATCATCTTTTTCTTTTTGTAAAATTCTATCGTCAATACTTTGTTTAATTTCATCAAAGTCATTTTCTAAACCTTTTACTTTAGCTAAACTATCTGTTCCTAATTTTAAATGATTAGGTAAATCTCTTAAAAGTCTTTCAGCAAACTCTAAATCACCTGTAGTTTTTGCATATTCTTTTAAACTTTCTAATAAATATTTTTGTGCAGTAGAATTAGACAAACCATCTTTTGTAGACTCTTGAATAAATGCTGAAATATCTTTACCTATTTCTTCATTACTTTTATTTTTATCAAACTTACTTTGAATATTTTCTTTAAAACTATTCTTAAAATCCTCACCAATTTTAGACATTTGTGAGTTAACATGAGTATTAAATAATGAATTTCTTGTTTTTGATGTTTCACTAAAGAAACCTTTTTCTAATTCAAGAGCATCAAAAGCACCTAAATTATTTTGATTAAGAAATAGTTTTAATTCATCTTCATAAAACTTATCAAAAGCATTTGGGTCTGGGTTATCCAGTACATTCTTTTCAGCATATTTTCGGTATATATCTGCTTGAAATTCTTTAGCTTTCTTATTTAACTGTAATTCTTTATATTTTTGTTGAAAGTATGGGTTTACTTCTTTTGGTATTTCACCACTTTCAACCGCATCTTTAAAACCTTTTTTATTTTGATTAAATTGTTTTACTGCTTCTGCTTCATTAATTTCTTTTTCTTTCTTTTCAGCATTAAGAACCATTGCTGTACCTGCATTATTAACAAAGTTATCAATCGACTTTGCAAATATAGCTACCGATTTATCTATTGGTGCTACTTCAGGTCTGTAAAATAAATTAAAGTCTCTAGACCTTACTTCAGGTAATTCTGCCTGAAGATTTAATTCTGTTTTCTTTCTACCCATTATGCGTAAGTTTGAACTGTGTTAGACTGCTTTTTCTTTAACTGTCTTTTTTCATAATTAGTCATCAAACCCATATTTTGTTTTTGCATTTCAATGCCATAATATGTGTTAGCTACATTTCCTACTGCTGAAGCAAATAACAATGTAGGATTAGGTGGTTGAACATAAGTAGATTGTGCTTCTTGTCCAAACTGAATAGCTTCTAAATTTCTTTCAAATTGTGAAACATTAATATCTAAGTTTCTAGCTAGTGATGCTTTGTAATTACTTTCAGTTCTATAAAAATCTGCAAGTAAAGCATTAGTAGAACCTGAAAGAGCAATTCCTGAACTACCTGCTGTAGTAATAAATTCTGCTCTAGCCTTTCTTGCTTTTAAAGTTGCTTCTAATCCTTTTTGTGAAGATTGTTGTGCAACTTGTCTAATCTTTAATTGTTCTGAAGCGTATCTTTGTAGTGCGTTCTTTCTTGCAATTTCATTTTGTCTTATCTGTCTTGCTTCTTCATTCTTTTGCTGTTGCTTCTGTTGCTGATATTGAATGTAAGAAGACCCTGCACTTATTGCTACAAGTGCTACTTGTGGTGGTACGCACATAATTTTATAAACTCATAAAAAGGTTTTTGATTAACTCCATAATTGATTTTTCTTAAAAATTTGAAACCACACCACTTTAACCATCGTAAATGTAATTCATTTCTACAATCTACGAAGTTCCAAAGTATTTTATATTTGTGATTTAAAAGATTAACTACTTTTCTACTCTCTCTTAAAAAAGAGAAGCGTATTCTTTTTATTTCTGGTGTAGCTAATAACCAGATTGCACCATCTTCAGAAACACCAAAAATTCCTACTGGAATATTTTTAGTATCTACAATGGTTAATGATATTTCAGAACATTTATAACATTCTTCTAATGCTTGATAAGGAGGTAGACCTGTACTGTCTATTATTTCTCTTTTATCTTCATATCTTAATCTTGGTGCTAAAAAATCTATATCTTCAAATATAGTTTTTCTAATACCATTAAACTCTTGATGAAGCGGTGACATAATAACCTTGCCAACTTGCGTTGATAAAATTTGATGGTAAGTGACTATCGTTTTTTATTTTAACTGTAAGTTTGTCATTTTCTGATTGAACTGCAAAAGTGTAATCTCCATCTTCAAGGTTAACTGTACCTAGTAATCCTGTTCCTGTAATTGTGCCAGTAAATGTAGTAGTAGACGCATCTCTACCTACTGGTTTTACTTCTGTAGTAAAAAAGCCAGTATCATTAAAAGAAACATTCCAGTTTCTTATTTGTAATCTACCCTCTTTTACTGAAATTCTAGAACCCTGTGTATCTGCTACCTGTATAAATTGCTGTGAAAATTGAAATAAAAATTCATATTGTTCACCTATAAAGAAATTTTGTGCAGTAATATCACCAGTCACAACAATAGCTGTACCGCCTACAGTCTGAGAAACAGTTGCTATTTCTTGCCCTGCTTTATTAGAAGCACCGCTTCTACCTACAACTTTCATTGTATTTTTAATTTGGTATGGAAGTGTAATAGTAGTTTGATTTGTTCCTGAATTATAACTTTCAGTAATTTGAGTATTATTTAATTTTCTATCTAGGTGAGTTAAATAAGTTTCACCAGTATCAGTTAATGCAGGTGATACATTTATTTTTTCTAAATAAACACCATCACTTCTTTCGTTGATTAAAAATAATTCATTCTCAATAAAATCTACATTTAATATTTTATCTGTAGAAGCTGTTCCAAAAGTATATTTACTCCATGCACTTTGAAGTCTTCTATTCTGACTTACATAATATTGATAAATATAAAGAGCATTATCTTCATCTGAACTTAATGCTACGATAATGTTTTCATTAGTAGCACTAGCAAGTTTAAAGACATTAGCAGGAATATACTTAGGCACATTCGCTGTAATATCGTCAGCTTGTTTTGTATCTGTGTCAGACGCAATGAAAAGTTCCCTAACACCTGTGAAACTTCCTTTATTGAAGCCGAAGTAGACATTACTTCCTGCCCCAACTGGTTTAATTGTTTTATCTGTTTCAAATTCTGTTGTGACATTGATTGATATATTCTCCGCAGTTAATGTTGCACCACCACTTAATACAAATTGTGTTTGGTCTGAAAACAAAAGTAATTCTTCATCAAAACTTATAGCGTGTCGAAGTATTGAGACTTTTGTGTGTGTACTCGCAACATCTATTGGAGATGTATCGAGAACTTGTGTAATAGTTTCAGGAAAGAACTCATAGAACTCTCCACTTCTAGACATAATAACATTTTCATCTGCTAAAAATCCTAATCTATTTCTATGAAAGAAAATATCATTTAGTTTTCTTCCTATAAAAGTTGGGTCAGGTACACTATCTATATCTCCACAAATTCTTGTTCCCCATGTAGGTACATCGTAAGACGTACTAGAAATAGTATAGCTACTGCCATCTACTTGTGTGAAACGAAAATTACCATCAGCAGTACGAATGAGTATGTGTGGCATCGTAGTATTATCTAAGGTAGTTTTAGTTGCAGGTGCAACTGTTTCTTGCCATAAATTATCTGCTTCAATAAATTTTACATAATAATCATCAAAGCCACTATCTGCATCACCTGTCACTTGAACAACTTGGTTGTTTATTGCAGGTACAGGTAAATCAGAAAAGTTTTGAACTTTATCTTTAACTACTTGTGAAGCATCATTACCATAACCATCTGAAGCTGTGACTGTTAATGTGCCTGAAGATTTAACTATTGAAAAACTAGAGTTTCCAATATTTGAAACTGTTATATTTGATGGTGAACCAATAGCTGATTTAAGACCATTTCTTATGTCTTCACTATTCGTATTTGATGACGTAAATGAATAAGTCGTTCCATCAATTGTTATTGAGTATTTAGTGCTATTTACTCCTTGTAATACTGAGTAAACAGCTTGTTCTACTTTAGCAGAGGAAGTTGTAGTTCCCATTGCTGTAGTCTTATTTTTATTAACTATAAAGGTAAAATCGGCAACAGTCATACAAACAAAGTCAGACTTTGGATTGCTACTGTTTAAATAATTCGTTGCGTTAGTTTGGTTTACAACTGTTTTAGAAACTCCATTAATATCATACACAGCAATACTGCCATTACTAACAACCACAATGTATCGTTCATTTAAATCCCTATTAATTGTATGAATAAAAGCATTGCCTAAAGAACTACTTGATAGCTTTGCTACATATTCTGTTGGTGGTCTTTTTTTCAATCCCTCAACGACTGAAGAAAAACCATTTATCTGTTCACCTGCTTGTGAATTAAGTCTTAATACCTCTGGTTGTTGCGAAACACCCTGTACTAAATTTGGAATGGTACGACTTACTAGAGCCATTAGTGACCTCTTATAATTGTGTAAGCCTGTTCTGGTGTATCAAATATTGAGTAATCACCAGTATGACTTTCAGCTTGTTTTAAAATACTTAAAGATTTTGCTTCGTCTTCTTGTGAAAATTTGTGAATTGTATTTGCACCTAAAGTTCTATCGTGAAATATTCTTGCACTTCTTATTGTAATATATCTTTTAGCTTGTTCAGGTATTTCATCAAAAGGTAATAAATATACTACAGTTGCATCTGTAAAATTTGTATCGAAAGTTTCTTCATTCTTAGCAAGATTATAAAGTTCATTATTTCTTTGAACAATATCATAACTTACTTTTGAATATTTTCTTGGGTCTATCTCTACTCTAACAATATTAGTTGCTAGTGGAATTTTGTTATTAGTGTCTCTACTTAAAGTCACTTTATAATGTGTATTAAAATGCCAACCTTGTGATTGCACTTCTCTACTTACTTCAGATAAAACATTTTTAGCTATTGTTCCATCTACAGGTAAAGAACCACTCAATGAGTTCAATGGACTTTCACCAATTGTAGAAAGAATTGTATTAACAGCTTCTAATTCTGAAGTTCTTGTTTGTGTTGTCATATTATTTAAAACACAGGCGGAGATTGTCTGTGTTAATCTCTCCGCCTATGATTGGTTAGTTATTATGCTTTCTTAATTGAAACAACTGACTCAGGTCTTAAAATATTAGAACCCATTAACATTCTTGCTGTCATAAGCGTTCCGATTCTACGAGCATCGTAAGTTGATTCCATAACTAAATCTTTTCTCTTAATTGTACCGATAGCACTATTGTGCATGATAACCGCAAACGTATGAGTGAAGTCACCATTGTAAGTGTTGTTAGTACCAGAAATTGAAGCAGATAAGTCTGTAGCAAATACTTCTTGTGCTGTGTTTGATTTTACAATCGGCACACCACCTATAGAAAGAACAGTTCCTTTACCGAAGTCACCATTGTCTCTAGAGAAGTCTCTGTTTACAAGTTTATCTACGTTAGCTAATTGGTAGTATTGGTCTGGTCTTACGATACATACACGACCATCACTAGGTACATTATTTTCGTCTAATTTTTGAATTGCTTCAAAAACACTATCGATTAATGATGTAGCGTTAGTGTGGCAGTCTGCATCTAAGATTTCAGAACCTACATTTCCACCAGTCACATTAGGTGTAGACACTCTAGAAGCTAAGATAGCTAAAGATAATAAATGTTTATCTACCTTGTTCGCAAGTGCAGAACCCATCTGTCTGCTGTACTCTGCCCTCACATCGTAAGCTGATTTAAGTTCCTCGACTTCAGCTACAAAGACATCTGCTAATAGCATATCGTCTAATGTGATTACTTTTTCGTTGTGTTTAATAGCTTGACCAGTAATCTCATTACCTGCTGTGTGATAACTTGCGTTCACAAAACCTGTCACAGGGAAAGCACTTGATTTCGCACCTTGACCTAAAGTTCTTACAGTTGACATTCCTAACATCTGGTTCTCTCTTATGAACTGAGTTAAAACCTCATTACTGAAAACTTTAAGAAACAATGCGTCTGCTGTTCCTGCTGAGTTTACCTGACCAATGCTTGATATTGTTGCATTTGACATATTATTTTTCTCCTTAAATATGTTTGGTTGGTTGTTATTAACAAACTACTTTTCATAATCAGAAAGTTGTCACTCGTAAGTGGCTATCGTTTTTGAATTTGGTTAGCACCTCTCTTATGAGAGATGGTACTACTTATTAAATCTTTTAGACATTATCTTCCAAAATTCTTTTTCAGTAAGTTTCTTTTTTTCAGATTTTTTGCATTTGCATTTTTGACACTTGCACTTCTTAGGAGATTTTTGTTCCAAGTTTCCAACTCCTAATTGCCCAATAGACAGGACTTAAATTCTTTTGTCCTTTTACTTTTGCTAGTGTGGGTCGCATACGAGCCATAAAACTATCTCTGTTTTTCTTTTGGTCTCGCTTAATGCTTAAATTAGGGTCGCCAAATCTTACAGTCTTTATATTACCTGTAGATTGGTTTTTTACATAAACTTTAAATTTTTTATTTCCTGTATTATCTCTAATAATTTTATTTAAAGGTTTATTTTCCTTGTCCGACATATTTTTTAAAAGTTTTTTTCTTATTCATCATTGCAGTACTTGGTCGTCTGCCTATGCTTGTTTTTTTAAACTTTGCTCTTGTCTCATGCGTATTAGCGTTAAGAAGATTGTTTTTCTTCTTAGCCATTTAGGCTTTCTTTGGAAAACCTTTTTTCATATTGTCGTAGTTCTTTTTAGAAATAGTAGATTTCTTTTTACTTCTACTAATACCTAATTTTTTTCTACGATTAATGTTTCTATATAATGACATTATTTTTTTCCTTTTAGTTTATTAGTTAAATTCATTCCGAAACTTCCAGATATTAAAGCTAACATTGCGTACCAAAAGAGTGGGTCTGCTTGATTTAAGATTGCCCAACCTCTTTCCATATAATCTTGTAAGTGTGGTACGAAATTCGCTACGAAAACTAATCCAAAAATCACGACTAAATATTCGTCTTTCCACGAGGTTGTACTTGCTCGTACTTGCTCTACATTAACTGTCTTAATAGCTTCAATTTCTCTAGCCTTAATGATTTTGTCCTTTTCCATTTTATGTTGAATACCGCCAATAACCTTTTGGCTAATCATTCTTGTTAAAGGATTTTTTAATATAGGTAATATAAAATTAAGCATTTCTTGACCTGTTAAATGATTTGGAAACTACTCTTAAATTAGAAGAACTATTGTTATTTGGGTTTCCATCTAAATGGTGAATATCTTTACCATTGATAGATTTACCTAATTTACGTTTCATAATTCTTCTAGCTAAATTACGTTTTGCTCTGTTTTTCTTTTGAAGTGGTTGAGAATGATAATTCTGATATTCAGACTTATAATCTCTGTGCATTATACTGCGGTACTTCTCGCTATTTTTTCTTCAACAAGTTTTCTAAATGCAGGGTCTTTTGCGTATCTTGGGTCATTCATTGCATCTATTACTTGTGCTGAACTTTCGAATACATCTGAATTAGTTTCAATATTGTCACCATTAATCATTGATTGTGGTTGTTCAGAATTTACACCTGCTCTTGATGCTATACCTTGAACTGCAAATTTAACTTGTTCTATACTTCCAGTTTCTAAAGTTTCATTAAAAGCATTTTGTTCAGCTTCATTTAAATTAGTTTTAGCGTATTCAATTACTTTATTATAATTGTCTGCACCACCTACTAAGTTATGAACTTGTTGTACTTCTGTATTGGCAATTGCTTCTTGTCCAGCGATATAACCATCAACTAAACTTTTATCTAAACCCATCTTATTTAATTCTTCATAAGATTTTTCAGATAATGAACCTTGTTCTTGGTATTCAGAATAAAATTTATCCATACCTTTTTGATTAGTTTCATTTTCATAAGTTTTATCTTCAGCAGGTTGTTCTTCTGGTGTAGATTGTTTCTTCTCTAATTCAGAATATGCTTTAGCCATATCTTCTGCACTTTTGAATTTTTCTGGCAACCAATCAGGTCTAACATCATCAGTAGACTTACTTGTATTGTCTGCTTCGCTAACCTCAACTCTTGTTTCATCATTGGCAACCATTGCCTGTGTTTCAGTTTGTTTTTTTGCTTCTTCCTCTAAAGTCATATTAGATTGCTCTAAACTTATTTCTTGTTTCTCTGTACTCATATTGTTTACTCCTCAGTTTCAATTTCGCCATTCGCATTAACTGTAGCACCAGAGTTAGCTAAACTTCTTCCTGCTTCAATTGCTACTCTAGGGTCTGCTAATGCTTGATTAGCAAACTGTTGCTGTTGTTGTGCTTGGGCTTCTTGTTGGATTTGTTCTTGGGATTTGATTAGACCACCTGTGTCTATTCCATTTGCAACTGCAAATTTCTTAATCGCATCATCAAGGTTTATGTATTGTGCAAGTCTTTCTGCACCTAGTGTGTTAGCTAAGTCAGACATAAATTGAAGCAATCTTAATCTGTCTGATGCTCTACCTAACGCTTCCATACCTACAATTATTTTAGTTTTAACTAATTCTTTTGGTAAGTTTGGAAGTAATTTCTGTTCCTTTAACATATTCAATTTAGTGTTTATGTAAGGAAGTTGAAATTCTGTTGTTAAAATTCCATATACACCGCCTAGTGCATCGTTTAATTCATTAGCTACTAATTGAACTTCTGTAGCTGTCACTCTTTCAGCTTGTCTTTGAACTGAAGCATTTAATAGAAAAGCAAACTGTAATCTTTGCTCTATTCTACCCATCATTTCATAGCCAACTCTAAAATCAGCAAACTTATTAGCCTGTAATACTGAAACATCTTGTGCATTACCCTCAATAATTGCACCATTAGGTGCTTTAGCTATGCTTGATGCTCTTGTTGAACCATTTGGTGAAATCATAAAAAGCATCTTAGAAGACGCACTACTGCCCTCTAAGATTGCTCTAGTCAAACCCTCTAAACTTCGTAAGTCTCCCTCAAAAGTTTCACAATGACCTCTCCCATAGTTCATACCATCTATTCTATTAAATCGAAGTGCGATGAATGGAAGTTTATCTAAATCGTAATATTTTTCGAAAACTTTTTGTTTAGCTATTTCTTGATGAACATAAAATCTTTTCTTTTCTCTATATATACAAGTAAATAAATTTAATGATTTAGTTTCATCATTAAGTTTATCACCAATATTTTTTCTTAATTTGTCTGATAAAGTATTAGGAGATATTCCCTCTTTAATAATAATTTTTAATATTTTTCCTTGTGGGTCTCTTTTAACTACATAATTATTTAATGGATATGTTCTTAATCCATCTTCTGACATTTTTAATAAAACATTACCTGAAACAATTAAATGTTTTAATGCTTCATATACTGCTACTCTGTCATTATTAGTTTCAATGCTGTCCATAACAGCTTTTTCAATTTTAGCTAATCCTTGTTCTATTGTAGCTTTCTGTTTTGGGTCACCCTCAATTTGTTTATAAACTAATTCATCAACATCTAATCTAAAGAATGGTGCTTGTGGTGGAAATAAAGCTAACATTAATTTACTAGCTAAATTTGTGACACCTCTTGAACCTACACTTTGATATGGTGTTGGATATTCAGTTGCTTCATTAGCACCTGTTGGTGGATATAAATGTGGAATTGTTAACTTAGCTACTTCTCTTGCTCTTTCTAAATATTGTTCTCTGTCTCTTTCCATCTTTGTGTACTGACTTTCGACTAAAGATTTATCTAAAGCGACTGTAGATGTATCTAGGTTATATTTTTCCATTAATTATTATGCAGTTGGAAAGTTAACGCCTGACTGACTTAATCCTGATGAAGTTAAAGGTATTCTTAAACTTCCTCTACCACGTCTTTTCTTCATAGCTTTGTTTTGACTTACTGCTGATGTAGATGATGCTTGTTTTGGTGCATCTTGTGTAGTCGTAGCATTAGTCACCATTGGTGGTGTCTCTGGGATTGGTTCTGGTGCAGGTGGCGGACTTGGTCTTCTTGAAAATGAACACATATTAGTCTGTCTCCTTTTGTAATTTATATTTTTCGATTAAGTGTTTAACGACTGACCTTTGTCCTGATTGATAAAATATTTCTTTATCATTCTGAGTTAGGTCAGCACATTTTTCAGGAAAAAGCGTATCCAAATAATCGATTAGTTCTTCACTAAGTATTGGTGTTTCTATCTTTTTTGGCATTGTTTTCTCCTAAAGTGGCACTTATTTCAGTTCGTTTCTCAGCAATCTCACCTGCAATTGCTGAGTACCCACAAGCATCTACATAATCATCTATATTGTGATGACCTGCTTGTGTTCTAGCTATCTTTAATAGAGCCATCATATTGGCAACATCTTCAGGAAGAATGTTGATGTTTAGCTTTGTTTTGTTTTGTATGTATCCTGACCAAAGCCTAGCAATATTTTCGTGGTTAACTACTTTATCACCATGCTTATCTTCTCTGTCAGTACTAACTAGCTTTTTTGTCTGCTCTAGTATCTTTGTAGTGTTCATATCTATAACTCCATAAATGTGGTTTGCTTGTTCCGAAATCGTATTCGTCTTTTCTAAGTATTCTTGCTAATCTTGCCTGATGGTAAGCATCTTCAAATGTATAACCTGCACGTTCATATTCTCTAACGACAGCTTCCCACATTTCGTCAACACCTTTTTTATCTAAAAGAACTCTTGATGCTTTTACTGCACCACAACCGACTAAGCCTTTATAACCATCTGCTGAATCTCCAACAAGACATTGAGTGAAGAAATTATAATTTGCTTTTTCTTCATCAACATATTCTAGTTGGTCATCACCTATGAAAATATGCCATGTTGGAATAGTTCTCATATCTTTATCACCACTAATAATTACGTTATTAGTTTTATAATGTTGAGTAGCTAAAATACCAATTACATCATCACCCTCTAAATTAGGTAAAGTATAAAAATTATAATTTTGTTCTGCCCATTTTCTTAGTGGTGCATAACAAATTGGTTTTCTAATTTTCTTACGATGTGATTTGTAAGTTTTATCTATTTCTTTTCTGAAATTATTTTTATCAGAAAATGCAATGATAACTTCTTTCGATTGTGTCTTATCTTTATAATGATTAATAGCTTGTTGAAGTAGAGTTTTACCTTTTCCTAAATCAGAATGTAAAGTCCATACATCATCTCCCCAATCAATAGGTTCTTCTAAACTAGAAGCAATCTTGTATATGATTAGGTCGCCATCTACTATCATCACTTTATTTTTATTATCAAAGAAGTCATTCATATTTTTCATTTTTGCTTTATTAGCTGAATGAAGTTCAAAATGAGCTTCGTCTAACTGTGTCATAGTTTTATCTCCTTTAGTTTTAGTATGTTTGATTTTGGGATTACTGTTGAGTTCCCACCCTCATTTACTGTGCCATCATCATTAAAGTTGATGTCACCAACAAAAACAAATTTGTCTTTTGATGAATGGATTAACCAACCCATCGTAATACAAATTGCTGTTCTTGATTTCTTTATCTGTTGAAGTGGTGACCAACTGCTGTCACTAATAATGTCACTCCACCAACATTTATAAAATTTATATGGAAAGTCGTTTTCATCTATGTCTGGTAAGATGAGTTTATTTTTCAACAACTTCTTCATATTAATAAATTCAGTAAATCTTCTTTTGGAATTATGTGACCTTTGGAACTCCAATTATCTCCACCTGCTTTAATTGGATAATTCTTCATTAATTTTTTTAGAATTTTTGTAGGTACTAAAACCCACGTTTGGTCTTTACGTTTTTCGACCCATAAACAAATAGCGTAATACTTAGATTTAGTAGTATGAATACCTGATTGTTTTCCTCTACTTTCTATCTCAATAAATACATTGCCTGTCTTCTGGCATAATCTATCAGTCTTACATTCGACTTTACCCTCTACTGCTTCTTGAAATTCGTTTTCGTATTTCTCGCCAAATTTTAAATCTTTGTCGAAATCAGGTTTAGCCTTAGTGTGTATCACTCCAATTCTGACCTACTTTAATTTCACCATCAAGCTGTGTTCTGAAATCAAAAAATTCTTTGGTCTTTTGAAATATTGACTGTGCTATAATTTTGAACTGTTCTAGCTTTTCTTTCTTAACTATAAACTGCATCTCATCATGGATATGTAAAACCATTGCATAGTCTTCTCCCCATTTAAATCCTGCTTTATGTAGTTCTTCATTAAGAATGATTGTTCCTTGTTTTACTAATAATGCCCCACAACTTTGTATGAGAGTATTCAAGGAACTAAACTCTGCTCTACAAATTAATCTTCTTCCATCTATTCCATTTAGATAACCTACGTTTCTAAATTTACTTTTTACTGCATCTATTAATGTTGCAAGTGCAGGTAAGTTCTTTGTAAATCTTTGTCTTACTCTTTTGGCTTCTTCGTGAGTGACATTAAGTATCTCACCGAGCTTCTTATCTCCGCAACCATAAATGAAAGCATATATAAAAGTTTTAGCTTTATCACGAGTGGCAAGTCCTGTAGCCTTTTGATTGGCGGTATGAATATCATCGAGAAGAAGTGTTTTCGAAAAATTCCCATTGTCATAATTATGCAAGTAATGCCCCAACACACGCAACTCCAAACCAGAAAAATCAATACCACACATAACCATATCGGTAGGAGAATAAAATAAGGAACGAAATTCTTTACCATACTCCGAAGAACTCGAAACACATTGTGCCAAGTTTGGTGAGTGATGAGTGCATCTACCTGTGACTGCACCATTTGTAATAACCTTTCCATAAATTTTTCCTTTGTTGTTTAATTTTAAATATGCTTGTTCACCATCACTTAACTGACCTAATCTTTTCTGTACCATTAGATACTGAGAAATAATTTTAGCTTCAGGATAAGGAAGTGAATTTAGAACTTTTTCATTTACCTCTGGTTGTCCAGTAGGTGTAAACGAATTAGGCTTCCAACCTAATATCTGTATTAATCTATCTGCTATATGTTGTCTTGAACTAGGATTAAATATTTCAGTTTTATATATAGGTACAGGTACACCTGCTTTTATACCTTTCTTCCTATTGTCTCTTTTATAAACTTTATTCCCACAAAACTTTTCCCAAGCAGGAAAAGCTAGAGCAAGTTTTTCTTCTAACTCTAGTTTCCTCTTGGTTAGGATAGTATGTAGCGACTGAGCAGTCGTCTCATCAAAATACACACCATGTTGTTCTTGTTTAATAATCCAATGTGCAAACTTATGTTCTAGTTCAATTGCGTTATTAGAGTAATTTTCTTTGATTATTTTATCGTAAAGTAGATGTGTGACTTCTACATCTCTTTCACAATACTCAAACATATCTTGATTAAATTCGGTAAAGTCAGAGTGTTCTTGATAATCACCCTTTCTTAAACCCAATCTATAACCCCAAGATTCTAGAGAATGTCTGCCATATAATTTTGCAGGTAGTTCTTTGTGTTTGTAATCGTGGTCTAAAATATTAGTCCATATTAATCTACTCATTAACAAAGTATCAAATACCTTTTCTTTATAAGTAAAATTTAAAACTTTTTTTAAAACTGGAATATCAAAACCTAAAACATTATGTCCTATAATTGCTTTAGCTTTCTTTAGTAGGTCTAGGCAATCATTTAAGTTATCAGGATTATATTTATAAAGTTGATGTGTTTCTATATCCTTACAAACTATGCAATGAATGACTAAGTTATCTTTATCTAGAAACCCATTGGTTTCTAAGTCTAGTACGATGTTCATAATATTAATGTATTAAATGTATTTTGATTTTATCTACACTTGGTAGGTACTCTGATACAGAGTCGATTGATTTCTTGATTACTTTAAATGCTTCAACGTCACCACACATTATAACTGGAAAAACATTTTCATATTTTATTGCGTTATAAATTGCAGTCATTATTGTTTTGCAAGTTTCGTAAACTATTGTTTGTTGTTCTTGTGATAAAGAGAGGTAGTCTTCTTTTTCAATTAGGAATGAAAGAATGAACTTCGTAAGAAGTTTATCATTCATCGAAAGTTCCCTCAGTTAATCTACCTGTTTCTTTGTTGTAAATTAAATTACAAGCAATTCCTGTGTCACCTGAGTATCTATTTTTTAGTACTCTTACTTTCATAACATTGCTTTGAATTTCATCTTGTTGATTTCTTTCAAAACCTATTACTGCATCTGATAATTGTGCAAGTGAATGACTTCCTCTTAAATGTGATAAAGAAGTTTGTGTACCCTCCTCGTGACCTTTACCCTCTGGTCTTTTTAAATGTGATACTAAAAATAATGCACAACCTAATTCCTCAACTAACTTTCTTAGTTTAGTCATAGTGACATCAATCAATCTTCTTTCATCATTTGTATCTAAACCTGAAATAACAATTGAGATGTGGTCTAATATAATTGTCTTACAATCTAATGACTGAACCATATATCTAATTCTATTCATTAGGTCTTCTGTATCTGAACTTCCAAAGTGGTCGTAAAAGCAAATATAATCTTTTACTTTATTCCACTCCTCTAAAATTTTTTCGTCAGAAATATTTTGTCTTACATCAGGTAAATGTATTAATTGATTTAATCCTACTGAAACAATTCCTCTGATACTTCTTTTAACGCTTTCTTCTAAAGCTATGTATCCTACTTTTTCTTTCTTACTAATTAAGTGATGTGTTATTTCTCTACATACTTGTGACTTACCTGTACCTGAACCTGCGGTAAGTAAGACGAGTTCTCCTCGCCTTATCCCACCGAGTTTATTATTAAGTCCATTCCATTGATATGGAACAGTTTCAACAAAGGAGTCTTTAAGTAATAATTCTTTTGTTTCTTTACCCTCAATAATTCCCTGTGGTGTGTAGCTTTTAGCTTCCCACATAGAACTAATAATTTGTTCACCTCTACCTGATTGTAGTAGTTCACTTGGGTCTTTTGCAGGTAGTGTTGCTATCTTAACTTTTTTAACTGGTAAAATATTTGAACATTCAATGACAGCACTTTTACCTGCTTCATCTTCATCAAACATTAATATGATACTGCTAAATTTAGATAACCATTCTAATTCTTTTTTAATATATTTTTTTGCAGAAGTAGCACCTGATGGTACTGATACTACAGGATATTTATTACCCTGTACTTTGCTTACACTAAGTGCATCTATTTCACCCTCAGTAATAATTACTTTAGATTTGTCTCCACCATCTCTCCAAATGTTTTGACCAAATAAAGTTATCTTGTCTGTATCACCAAGCCATGTAAATTTTTTATCTTGAAATCTTAATTTTTGTGCAACGATATTATAATCTTTGTCATAGTAATTAGCTATATGAACAGGTTGTCCATTGTATTCACCAGTTTGATAATTAAACTTTTTACAAGTTTCACTATCTATTTTTCTACTTGGTAATGCTTCTACTATTCCATCAATCATATTCTTAAATTCTTTTCTTGGTTTTTTATATTCAGGTAATTCTCCATTTAGTGTGGTGTACTGTCGGCAACCAAAACAATAGGTATGGTCTTCGTAGACTCCTAAATTGTCTTGGCTACCGCAGTTCTCACAAGGACTATGATGAAGAAACTTATTCTGTTGGTTCATCTTCTAACTCCGCTAAATCAGCGTCATCAGTTAAACCATCTTGAAACTTATAATTTTTAATATCTTCGTTAAGTAAATATTCTCTTACATTAAAGTTAGGACAAGTCTTAGCTTCGTCTAACATATAATGACCTACAATTTGTGCGTCAGGATATTTGGCAACAAGTTCTCCTAAAGTTTTATATAAACTTTCCCATTGTTCACCTGTGAAATTATCTTCACCTTGTTTCCAATCTTCTTCTTTAGCACCGCCTATTAAACAAAGTCCATAAGCTGTATGATTGTATCCCTTAACGTGAGCCTGTACTGCATCATCTTCTCTACCTTGTTCTACAGTTCCATCTCTTTTAATAACTTTTCCATAACCTATTTTTGTCCACCCAAATTCTCTATGTACTCTATCAATCTCTTTAGCACCCCACTTTTGTGATGGTCTCGTTTGAGAACAATGAATAACAATGTATTTAGTTTCTTGTCTTGCCATTTTGTTTTTCCTTTATTTCTTTGAGCCAATCCATTGGGAATGTTTCTTTAGTTGATTGAATACAATGATATGGAAAAGAATTAAGTTCACACCACTTGCCATAAGTAGTTAAACTTTTCTTACCAATCTTTGTTTTTGCATTTGAAAAGACAAACCGAATATCCATTTTAGGATTTTGCTTTTTAATCAGTTTCATCTTTTTTCTATCGGCACTATTAAAAGCACCTTTAGTTTCTACAATAAATGAACCTGTAATTGGAAAGTCAGGTTTATAAGTCTTTTTAATTGCAGGTTGGAAGTATGTAATTTTCATACCCTCATATTTAAAAGAACATTTGTTATCTTTTAAAAAGTTGAAAACTACTTCTTCCAATCCTGATTTTAAAATAACGTCTTTAGAAATCTGTACTCGTTTGAACTTCTGTCTTTGGTACATTATTCATCTCCTCTGGTGACGTTGTATTTTCGTAGCCATCTTCTTTAGCAAATAAATCCATTTGCTTACCCTCGACTAACTCTATGATTTGAACTGCTTTGAGTTGTGCTGTCACTCCTGCACCTAATGCAGGTGAGTAATAACTTCTCAACACATAAGCTATCTTCATCTTAGAGCCACCCCAGATATTACAAGATGATGGATTAAGAGGATTTTTCTTAGCATCGAACAATGCAGGTCTTTGACTAAATGGTTCTTTAGTCTTCCTGTTTATTCCAGTAGCTTTCATTTTATATTTGAAAACTGCTTGACCATTTTCAATTGAATATGGCTTCGGTGCTAGTTTTACTTTTTTGCCATTCAGCTTTGCTTCAGCTTCAGAAATACTATCTTGTATAGCTTTCTCATAAATAGCAATCATACCTTTAGCTTTGTCTTCAGGTATTTTTAGGTTTACTTTGTATTCACCATTTTCGTTAAACTTAACGTCAGGTCTGTTTAAGTGTGGATATATAGCTTCACCCAGTTCACTTATATTTGTGGCATCATTCATTTATAACCTCCTATGGTTTATTGTTTGGTTAGCCATAGGTGGCACTTAATCAACACAGGTGTCGATGACAGAAGTTTAAAAAAACTATACACAAAAAAATACAGACTTTTTCACTAGGTCTAAATCAAGGTTTCCTTTTGCAGGTATAGGTGGAAACTTTTTCTGATTTTTTTCAGATAACATTTGTTTCATTTCCATTGCCCAATTTGCTAATACATCTTTACTATAGATTTCACAAAATGCTTCACGCAATGCTAATGACATTTTATCTGCATCAGGTGCAAGTACACCAAATGAGTCATGGATTAAACTGAAGTTATCAATTCCTATTTCAGAACCTTTAACAACTGATAAACTTAATACAGAACTATCTAATTGATGAATAAGATTTGGACAAATAGATTGCTGAACTTTTCTTCTATCTATTTCATCTGTCTCACTACTTACAGAAAGTTTAATTATACTGTCACCCATTTTAGTCTTAACTCTTTTACTTTCTTTTTTATAAGAACTCATAAAGATTGGTAAGCCTAATGGTGAAGTCCAAGCTACAGGTAAGTTTTCATTAGCAACTAATTTAGCTACATCTTTTAAAAACTTCATAATATCTTTAGCACCAACGATTACATCATTAATACTTTTCCAAACTATAGCTGTTAACCAATGAGTTGATTTAAATAAATCATCACCGAAATCATGTGGTTTATTACGTTCAACTAATTCTTTTTCAACATGGTCTTGAATGTATTGCCTACAGGAATATTGAGTTAAACTATAAGGTAAACACATAACTGGTTTCTTACATATCTTCCTATCTATTCCATACTTCAACCACTTCTTAGCCATTGGGTCAGTACTTTCTTTAAGTCTTTCAATAACTTTTTCAGCAACAATACCATAGACATCATTAGGTTTATTAGATGGTACAAGATTAGTTGCTTTACCACCTACTTCATCTCTCATCATTGCTGAGTAATGTTGTAGTCCTGAATTAGAACAATCAGAATGTATTGGTAATGTAGTTATAAACTTTGGGTCAAAGTCTGTATTAGCAAAGTCTCTATATTCAATGCACCATGCTAAGAAACTAAATGGTTTATCAGCTTCACACCAAAAGGTATCTGTTAATGGATTGTTAGCAGTACTAATTATTTTATCTGCATTATCAATTACCCATTGTCTTCTAATAGATAATTCTTCTTTATCTGTTTCACCAAACAAACCTGCACCTGCGACTGCAAAATTATTAAATGCGTCTTCATTTGCCATTGGTTTACCAAACTTAAATTTAAGTAATGCTCTTGCATAGTCAGCACTTTGTGGTGAGAGCATAGGACTTTTTGGATATATCCTACCTCTAAAGTCTAATTGATAAGGATACCAGAAACCAATATCTAAAAATAATTTAGCTTCTTCTTGTATTTGTCTTACCTGAATAAACTTAGATTTTGCTTTTGCTCTTTCCTTATAGACATTTGATGCTTCTCTTTTCCATTTAGTTTTAGCTTCTTTATTTGTAGCTATATCAAATGGTTTAGGTGGAAGTGGTATATCTTCAGGATTGATTGGTAGTTTACCAAGAGCAAAGCTGTTTTTTACACAAGCATCTAATACATCAAATACAGGTCTATTTATAACCCATTCAGTTCTTTGCATTATATTAACTGCATTGCTGATTACAGGAAACTCATGCCACCTGTTGTTTAGTTCTTCTAAATATCTTTTATTACTTTGCTTTATGAAATTGTAATGCACTTGCTATCTCCTCTGGGTTATTTTCTTTGTTAAATCTTTTGCCATAATATCCGCCAGTAAAAGGTGAAGTCCAATCACGAGGTGGTGCAACCATCATTAAAAACTTGGGAAACAATAGTTCATTCTTGATATTAAAATTCCTAATTTCTTCTATGATTTTAGGTGTAGCTTCTACATAGGTAATAGTCTTATCTTTCCTATGCTTTCTATTTTGATGTTTAACTAATCCTAGTTTTTCTAAGTAGCTAATCATCTTCACACCTAAGTGTAATTTTTCTACATTAGTCCAATCATCAAACCTGAGATTGTTTCTATTCATCATATAAGTCCAAACTCTAGATTTATATTGATACCTATTTGCATTTTGTGGAATGTTTTTACCTGCAAGTTTCCTAGCAGTTTTATTATAGCTTTCCTTATTCTGCTCTTTGAATTGTGTAATTCTTGCTTCCTGCATTAATCCAGTAGCAATTTGTATAGATAATTTATTAATAGTTATTTCATCAGAAATACCATCAATGACATTCTTCAATATTATTAATGAACAAATATCCCATATACTAGGTCTGTTGTCTAAAAAGACACCCTTGTCGAAAGCTGTAGATGGAAGACATTGACATATAATTTTGAGTGCAGTTTGATGATTACCTGCTTTACCTGAAGACATAAGTCTTACATCTTCATTAATCATTTCTGATACATCAGTTATATATTTTTGCTGTAAAACTAAGCCATATAAAGTCGTACTTTCCTGACCTTTAGCTTTAGCATCAACAACAGTTTTATTATATCTATCTGAACCACCTCTAAGCATAGCTTCTTCATGCTCTAGTTCTTGCTGTATAACTTTTATGTAATTAGCCTTATCTTTGTATTTACCACCTACTCCAACTTTGACTAATTCTTCTAATTGTAGCTGTAGTGGTGTTTTATGAGTTTCTGCGGACATTGTGAGAACATCTCCTTAGTTGATACCAACACAGGTGTGCGTCTACGAGTGGATATAGTAAATCGTCTACTAGACCACCACACAGGTGTTGATGAGATTAATTTAAGAAAACACCTAGTGCTTAAAGAATTATTTGCACTTGTGTTGTTGAGATGAAAAGTGTGGTTCTTCCTAAGACTACCGAAGTTCCCTTTCTTATTGTTAACCACACCTTTCTTTTTTTCAATCGTAGACGAATACGAAATATCGTAGACACCATCGTAGTCATCTTTGGTAGGGCGAAAAGGACTCGAACCTTCACCTCGTAAAAGACCAGTTCCTAAGACTGGCGTGTCTACCAATTCCACCATCGCCCCACGATTATTTAGCGAATTAATAGCACCTTTCATTTTTATTTCAAAGCCTTTCTGCTGTTATGACCAATCATAGAAGTTTCTTCAGAAACTAAACTATCATCAGTAGTATCAATGTTTCTACCATTTTGTAATGCAATAATAGCATTA